AGCATCAACTACGGCACGCTCCTGCCTGCGTTCGACAATGCCATAGATTTCAACACGCCAGTATCGATTGGCACAGAGATAAGTAGCGGCACTCTGCAATTGTATGACATTGAACAAAGTAGCTCTAACTCCCTAGCGCTTTCGTCTCTGACATTTATTGGTAGCGGCAGCTTCGTTGTGAACACTGGCACTGGCGCACTCAATATGATAGATGGTACTAGCTCTCCTGCGTTAATCCAAGTAAACTCTGGAACGTCTCACCTAATCAGCTCTAATATGATTCTGGACAGTGATACTACTATCAACATTGAAGCTGGGGCGACTCTAACCATTTCTGGCGACATTACCCCAGCAGGAAAAATTTTAACCAAAACAGGATCTGGACAATTAATTTTAAGTGGAATCAATACAGTTACCGTCAATAATCCTTAATAGGAGGTTTTATGAAACTTTTAGATAAAATAGCATTAAATAGATTGATCAGTATATTAACTAGTTTTATTCTAGCTATCATCAAACTTATAGTTCCCAAAGAATCTGGCGTCTCTCCTAAACGAAAAAAGATTTTTCCAAGGATAATTAAAAATGATAAATAAATATATAGTAGCCTTATTGATTGGGGCTTTAACAACATCAACAGGGTCAGAGTACGCTGGCTCAACAACAGGGGTAGTGGTAATTGTGGGATCTGTTATAAAAGGCTTAGAATCTCCCATTAAAACTAAATATAAAAGAAAAGATTGTCCAATATGTTTAGGTAAAGGATATTATATTAGTGGTGATGGGATAATGAAAGTTGATTGTGGCTATTGTGAACCAGATAAAAATACTGGAAGCCAGCAACCCCTTCCGCTTAAAAAATGCGATAAGTACGGATGCCCAACGCCCCCAAAAACTAGTTTAAAAAAATAAACTTGTAAAAACCATAGTGCCGGTTATTATATAGATAATACCTTATCCACACGCAAACAATAAGGAGATAGTTATGAAAAATTTGCTGTGTTTAATAGTTTGTTTCGGATTTTTAGTTTGTGGCACATATGCCCTAGGTAAAGATGTCAGTTCTTATTTACAAGATATTAGTGTTACGATTAAAACTAAAGGAGGAGAGGGTAGCGGAGTTGTTTTTACCAGAGAGGTTTTTAGCTCAACAGGAAATAAAAAAGTGAATTTTGTGTGGACTGCTGCTCATGTTTTAGAAAATATTAGAAGCGTAAGAACGGTTTTAGATCATGAAGGACATTCTAAAATAATTACAGAATTCCAAGATGTTGAAATAGTTAAGAAGTTAATAGAAAATGGTAGAACCGTAGGGCAACTGGTTATGGATGCCAAGGTTGTTAAATACAGTGACGCAAAAGACGGGGCAGACCTAGCCTTATTAATGGTTCGCAAGTTTAGTTTTGTGGAGGGTTCGGCTATATTCTATAATGATAAAGAAGAAAAGGGTTTAGCTTTAGGAACTCAATTATATCATGTTGGTTCTTTATTAGGTGCCGAGGGTAGTAATAGTATGACTACTGGTATTATGAGCCAAGTTGGTCGCACTGTTGCTTTAAATGGTGGGGCCAAAGTCCTGTTTGATCAAACTACTGTGACTGCTTTTCCTGGTAGTAGCGGCGGCGGCGTATTCTTAACTAGTGGTGAATATGTAGGTATGTTGGTGAGAGGAGCAGGAGAAACCTTTAACTTAATCGTCCCTGTCAGAAGAATGAATAAATGGGCTAAAGAGGAGAGTATTCTTTGGGCTTTAGATGCAAGCATACCAGCTCCTTCTCTCGAAGATATTGAAAAATTACCAATAGAAAAAATGGGAAAAGCAGACGAAACTAAATCTGTACTGATATTACCATGAATAATGATAATATTAAAAACTATTTCAGTTAAGATATTGGAAAAATCCACAATACTTAAGATATAATGTCGTATCCATACTAGGAAATAAATAACTATGATTAAAGAACTTTGCGTTATAGGCCATCCTTCTAAATTGGGTGGTGCAGATACAGAATTAGACCATCAAATTCATCTGTGGAGAGAAATGGGGATTGGGGTCAATATCTGTCATACTGGAACACATTATGATGATAATCTACTTAAAATGAAGAAAGAAATGGTGGATATTGGGTGTAAATATATGCCCGATAGGGGTTGGTCTAATTTAGATGGTTATCATACAATATCATTTTGTAATGGGGAGTTTTTAAAGGAAATTGCACATATTAAAAAGTATGCTAAAACCACCACTTTCGTCAACTGTATGACATGGAATTTCCCCAAAGAATTAATAGCCCAAGAAAATAATTTATTAGACTTTCATCTGTATCAGACCCAACATCAATATGATAAGGTTTCTGTTCAACTTAAAAATACTGGTAAAGAATATAGGCCCATTTTTTTTAACCCATATTTTAATAGTGATATGTTTCCTTTTGTAGAACGAACGAATAACGAAACTTTTAATTTTGGTAGAATTTCAAGGGGCGACGGAGATAAGTTTGGAAAGTCACAGATATGGATATACGAGGCCATGACTGCACCAGTTTTAAAAAGAGGAACGATATTAGGGTGGGATCATAGGGGAATTAAAAAGATTGGTCATGAACTTCCATCTTATATTAAGGGTCATGGAGAAGGGGCGATCACCCAACAAGAATTCTATTCAAAATGTGATGTTATGGTATTAACCACAGATACCTTTGAGAACTTGCCCCGTATCGGCTTTGAAGCTATTAGCTCTGGCACGCTTTTGGTAGTTGACAATAAGGGCGGCTGGAAAGTATTAGTAGAAGATGGGAAAACTGGCTGGTTGTGTAATAATGAGAGGGAATTTGTTTATAAGGCATCAAGAGCAGCTCATGAAATCAACGAAACAAATGACCTAAGATTAGCTGCTAGAATAAAAATGGCTAATACGTGGGGCAAAGAGAGCGCTATGAAATCTTGGGAAAATGTATTTAATGAGTGGGAGAAGATATAAATGAATAAAATTCCAGTAGGTATAAAGTCGTGCGCAAAAAATATTGAGAGACAAAATGCCTGCAGAAATACCTGGGTTAGTTGTCTAGATAAAGATAAATATCTGCCATTATTTTTAATTGCTAGACCAGGAACACCCGCTGAAATTATAGATGATATTTTATATCTGGATTGTGATGATCATTATCAAGCATTAACTGGAAAATTAAAGAGTTATTACGCATGGGCATTGGATAATACAGAAGCGTCCCATTTTTGGACTTGTGACGACGACTCCTATATTAATTGTACTATTTTTAATACATTTGAAGAATATAAAAACTATGACTATATTGGCTCTTTTATTTATGGTCAAAATAAGATACCTAATCAAAAAAGTGGCTATACTAGTGGATGTGGAGTGTGCATATCTAGAGAGGCCTCCAATATATGCTGCACATATCTGCCACATGCCACACCAGAATATGATGATGTTACTCTAGGAGACATATTAAATGAGCGTATGATCGAATGTAAAAAATTTGATCCTCACACAATAAACCCATGGTCTTATTGTACTTATCACCCAACACTCATGATTGGTCATTATATTTATAAGGGAGCGGGTTCTCTGCCGTCATTCACAGAGAGTATGCAAAAAATGCATAATTTTTATCACAAATGATTCAACCATTGAATATCGAGACCTATAAAAGGCATAATGGTATATATTCATAAGGACTAATCTAGCTAATTTTATGAGTGGTGTATAATATGTTGGTCATTTCTTTCAAATTAGAGATATTTTTATGACACAAGAAGATAATGATAAATTAAAAACTATCGCTATTAAGGTATTAGAAAAATCAACAGTACCCAAAGAAGAAAATAGCGGCTTTGCAATAATCACTATTCTGATGATTATTAGTATTGTTTTAACCATAATTAGGGTTATTCAAGAATGTAATAAGGTCAAAGCTCAGTCTTTGCTTGGCAATGAAAAAGCCCTAGTCTGTTTATACGGGGAAGATTTACGAAATTTTAGTTTAAAAGCTGGGTGGTATACTAAAATGAGAATTAAAAAACTATTAAGACGCGAACTATCCAAAGAAGATTATAAGACCTATGCAGATCCGATCATGAAATCATTATTGCAAACAGGAGAGAGTCTCACGGATGATGAAGTTCAAACCTTAGTGAGGGCAGCAAATGTTTAATTTATTAG